ACCCTAGAAACATTAACCAAGCCTTTACAAGAGATTGGCATTCCCAAGGTTATAGAGGTATATTTATAAATAAACTAGGAAGTCAACTTAAAGGAAGAGGTTGGGAAGTTGTTAGTTAAAGAGTAATAGATATTATTTATCTACTTTATTTTTATTTGTTAAAAATTTCTCACCTGAAAATAACATTATTTAAGATGTCAGGTGAAGATGACATTAAATAATATTTTTGAAGGGGGAGATGGAATGTCAGATGTATTAAAGGTCAGGGTTGCACTTGAACTTGATGCTATGGAATCAAGTAGGGATTTAAACAAAGCAATTGAAAAAATTGATTTACAGCCTATTTCAATAGGTTTAAGACTTGATCCAAATAAAGTTGATTTAAGTGCATTGCATAAACTTGATTTTTCTGATATTAGAAATAGATTTGAAGATATATTTGATATAGATAGTTCGGTTATTCGTGATTTAAGAGAATCTATGAACTCTATAGAAAGAATTATAAATACAAAGCTAAGTGTAAAAAACATAGCTATGTTTGACCAGTTAGCAGAGTCTTTAACTGATTTAGGAAGAGCTTTTAATATAGACACTAAATCACTAGATAGATTTGAAACATTAAACTCAACTCTTGCAGAGTTTAATAAACTTAGTAAGGAAGCTCAAAATGCACTTATTAGTAAAAATCCTACTAGAAAAGTTGTAGGTAATTTAGATGATATTTCTAATGAAGTAGATAAAAAGTTTGGAGTATCTTCTAGCCAACTTGCTAAGAGTATAGAAAAAGGCTCAAAGGAATTAAATGAGTCATTAGGAAAAATGGCAGATGCTCAAATAAAGAGTGCTACAAAATACCTTGATGTACAAGATGGTATATCACAGGTTATAAGAAGTAAATGGAATGATTGGACAGATTTAACTGAAACTATTTTTACAGATGGAAGTAAATTAGGTAAATTAACTGCTAATACGGAAACTTACCTAAATAAAATGGAAAAACAGTATAAATCTGTTTCAGATAATATAAGAAAATATAGTATAGATTTACATAAGGCAATGTCTGAAGGTGATTTAGGTGGTATTGCTCACTATGAATCTATAATTAAAGATTTTAAAAATCTTAAGAAGAAAATGGTTGAGGATATAGGTGCTTCTCCATTTGCAGATAAATTAAATTCAGAGTTTTCTAGAATAGATGCTTTAAATAAAAAAATTCAAGATTTTTCTACTTCACAGTATGATAGTGGAGTTTTAGAAAAACAGCAAAAGCAATATATAGAAAAAATCGAAACTTTTGCTAATAAGATTTTAAAATTAAATAAAGAGATAAGTAAAGCCAAAGATGAAGGTTTGGTGGGGGAATATACACAAACTTTAATCTCAGATGTAAAAAAGGCAAAAGGTGAATTATCAAAGTATTTAAATGAAGCTGTAAAAGATATATTCCCTGATGACTTAAAAGCTAGAGCTGAACTTAAGAAAAAAGCTACTGATATTGTAGAAGCTATGGATGATGCTAAAAATCTATTCCAAGCTAAAATAGATGAGAAGAGGGATAAAAAAACCCAAGATAGTGATTTAAGTAAATTTATAAAAGAATACAAGCAGAACATCAATGAAATAGAATCATTAAATAAAAAGATGGAAACTGCTTTAAGTAAAGGTCAGTTTGACTATGCAAGTGATTTACAAACTGAAATTAATTTACTTAATAAAAAACAAGAAGAACTACAGAAAAATGCTAGTGCTTTAACTTCTTATAAAAATGCTATGAAGAGTGTTGCTGAGATAGAGGAAAAATCTAGGAAGAACACTGAGCTTCATAATTCTTACTTAGAGAATAGAAATAAACTTCAACAGCAACTGGCAGACAAAAAAGCAGAAGAAAAATTAGCCAAAGAAGAAAGTGCTAAAAGGGATCAAGAGTTAAGGGATATCCAAAATAAGCAAAAACAATATTGGGAGGATATGCTTAAGCATCAAGATATTGTAGCTAAAGGTTATGAACAAGTTACTAAAACTTTAACTGATAAGCAAAATCAATATATAAAAGCTTTATCTGAGGATTCTACTGAAAAGGCAAAGGGTCTTCAAGAAAGTATAAAATATTGGAAGGCACAAAAGGATAGCCTTCTTGATGAAATAAATAGAGGTAATTTTACTTCTGATTTCTACGATAAGATAAATGCAATAGATAAAAGAAATAATTTAACTGTCAATGAGTTTGAAGGCTCTTTAAGTGACAAGATAGGAAAACAAAATAGTCAAAAAGAAAAAGCCTTAATTTCTGTCTATGATAAATTAGCTAAAAATCTTGCTAAACAAGAATCAAAAGTTTTAGAAGCTCTATCTAAAGGTAATATGGATCAATATGAAGCATATAAAAATACTTTAGATGAATATAAGCAACGTACTTCTGATTTTATTAAAGGTATAGATTTTGATAATTTTTCTTCTGAACTTAGAGAAGCATTTGCTAAAATTGATGTTGATAGTGGTTTACTATTATCTGAAAATATTGCAAAAGTAGATGATAAGTTAAGAGATAAACTTGTTAAAGATAATGAGAATTTACAGAAATCTTTAATTAATGAATATAAAAATATATCTAAAGCTATCACTTCTAAAGAAGGAGAACTTGTAAAAGCATTTGCAAATGATAGTACACATTCAGCAGATGCTCTTGAGAGGACTTTAGAAGGTTTATATAAGCAACATGAAGAAACTATATCAAAAATAAAATCAAATAGCTTAGGTGATGTTTTAAAAGCTCAGATGGATGAGATAGATGCCATTAGAGTTAATAGGTTAGGTGAAGTTGACGGTAAGGTTGCAGATAGTTTAGAAAGAGAAAATTTAAAACAGGAAAATCAAGCTATAAGTAAACTTTTAGCAGAATATAGAAAAAATGCTACTGAACTTTCTAAATTAAAGAAAGAGATGTTTACTGCTCAAGAAGATGGGGCAACAGTTAAGTTTGCTCAATCTAGGATAGATGATTTAAACCTTGAACAACAGGAGATAAGAGAAAGCATAAAGGCTTATAATGATTATGCTAATGCTCTTAGTCGCATAGATAGTTTACAAAGTCAAATTAATGCAAATGATGAACTTGCTAAAGCTAAGAATATTGATAAGGTCGCTAAGGAAACAGGAAAAAGCGAAGAAGATATTCTTAATAAGATAGCAAAAGAACGAGAAAAAATTGCTAAGTTAGTTGAGAAGGAACAGTCTTCTGTTGTTGATGTATATGAAAAATATGCCAAACTTGTTTCTCAAGCAGAAAAGCAATATCTAACTGCGGTTATTAATGATGATAATACTACTGCACAAGCTATAGAAAAAGTTATTGATAGATATCAAAAGTTAAAAGCTGATATTTTAAATCAAATAAATGATAAAGGTTTAGATACTTTATTTAAAGATAGACTTAGTAGTATAGACAAAGATATATCTCTTGATTTTAATATTCATGCAGGTAAGTTATCTGACAAGGTAGCTAAAAATCAACTTAAAGAAGATGCAAAAGCATTGAAAGAATTTGTTGATGAGTATGATAGATTATATAAGAGTATAACTGATGAAAAAATTAAGATAGCAAATTACAACCAAAAAGGTGAAACTGTAAATGCTCAGGCTCACACTTCTAATTTAAATAGACTTGAAAAAGAACTAAAAGCTCATAATAAAACTATCGAAGCCTTAAAGTACAAAGAAAAGGCTTTAAAAGAAGTTGCCAATATTGAAAAGCACTATGGCAATACCTTAGAATTAGGCATGGCAGGTGTTGGTCAAAAAATACAAACTTCTACTTATAAGGAGTTTAATAAACTTCAAAATGAGTTGGTATCTAAGTATAAGGATTTATACAATGAACAGTTAAGATTTGAAAAGGCTATATCTAAAGCTGTTGATACTTCTGAGTATAATAAATTAAATTCAGATTTAGAAAAAGTAAAAGATAAACTTAAAGAAATTAGAAGTCAAATAAAAAGCCAAGATCATATAGATAATATAGAATTATTTGAGGAAGGTAAGGTAACTGCTCAAAGTAGAGAGGTTACACAGTCTATAAGTAAGATAAGAAGTGAAGCAGAAAAACTTTTAGCTTCAACAAAGGAACTAAGAAATAGTGAGTTTGTAGATAAAGCTTCTTTATCTCTTGTTGAAAATTACTTTACAAAATTATCTACAACAAGTCTTGATGGAACAATAAGTGATGTTAGGCAATTAAATACTCAATTAGCTCAAGCAAAAGATTTACTATCTCATTTGGAAAAAGGAATAGATAATAGAATTTTCCAATCTAATAAACAAATAGAGATGGGTAAAATTAATGACTCTATTGCTAAGTTTAAGAATGATTTTAGTGGTGTTTTAGATAGAGCATCTTTTGAAGCAATAGAATCTTCTGCAAGAAGATTAGCTAGTGTAATGGATAAAGATTCCTTTAGTCAAGGTGCTAAAGAATTAACAGCTCAGTTAAAACAAGCTAGAAACCAAATGGATGGTTTGGTTAGATCAAGTAATAAGTATAATTTCTTTGAAGATTTATACACTAATATGAGAACATATCAATTAGGTGATTTAATTTTTGATGGAGTGCAAAATGCTTTATATAGTGTTAAGCAGATAGTAATAGATTTAGATTCTGCTATGGCAAACATTAGAAAAGTTGCTGACCCTATCGATATCAATACAATTGATAAGTTAGATGAAATAAAATCTAAGGCTATACAAGTTTCTAAAGAAGTTGGTATGGCAAGTTCAGATGTTATAAATTCCATAGCTGATACTATCCAATCAGGTGGGTATCGTATGGAAGAAGCAATAGAAATTGCAAAGCAGACTATGATGTTAGCAAATGTTGGTGAGATGACTGCTGATAGTGCAACAAAAGGTGTTGTATCTATGTTAGCAGGATTTAACTTAAGTCCACTAAGAGAAATGCAAGTAGAAGTAAATGGCATGACTCAAAAGACAAATGAACTGACAAATGCAATGGATATGGTCAACCATGTGGGTTAATTTATAGCTCCTGCATATAGTGATATATGCTGAAAATTTCTTGAATTGCTAAAAAATCCTTAGAGATTGTTAAACTACAACATGACTGGAAACGGTGAGTGTGAATGTTTTAAAAATTAACAATATTGGACAATTAGCAGGGAAGATTCTAAATTATAATAATTTTAATAAAAATGCATATAATAAAATTGTAACAAGAATAACCTTCAACGACTATTGCAGACATGCAAGTACATCACAAGCTATGGGTGATGGAAGTGGGAAACATCCCTAGTGGATGAAGATATAGTCTACTCTATATGGAAACATATAGCAGTTCATAGGAGAACGGTGTATGTGTAGCGAACATATATGAATAAAAGGAATAACTTTGCAATTTCAACAGAAGGTATTATAAATGCAATGCAAAGTGGGGGTACTGTTTTACATTCATATGGAATAGATATGGAAAAAACAATTGCTCTTATCACTGGTGCAAATAAGACCTTACAAGACCCTAGTGTTACTGGGAATGGGCTAAGATTTTGGCGTTCTATGTAGAAATATATAGAAAGATAAGAGGGCAAAATCGGTCATAGTTATTGTGAAATAACTGGTAAGAAAGTTTAAATCTTGGTATAAAAAATAAAAAATAGTAATATAATTACATAGGAGGTGTATCTGAATATGGCGAGAAGATTCTCATATGAAGAAGTTAAAACCTATGTACAATCAAAGGGAGTTGAGTTAGTAAGCACAGAATATATAAATGGGAAAATTCCATTAAATTTTATATGTAAATGCGGAAAACCATTTAAAAGAAATTTAAAAAATTTTAAATACAATAATCTGTGTTTAAGGTGCGGTAGTAATTCTCTTTCTTATGAAGAGGTTAAAGAATACATTGAGTCAAAAGGGTGTAAATTAATAAGTGAAGAGTATGTAAACAATGAAACTGAATTGGAGGTTAAATGCCCCTGTTCAAAAACTTACTTTGTAATGTTTAGGGATTTTAAATCTAAAAAAAGATATAAGTGTCCTACATGCAATAAAAGACCAAACTACACATATGAAGAGGTTAAACTTTTTGTGGAAGGTAAAGGATGTAAATTAATCAGTAAAACTTACATTAATAATGCCACTAAATTAGATATTGTATGTAAATGTGGAGAGCCATTTAAAAGAAGGTTTAATAGTTTTAAAGACTCTCAACAATATTTTTGTTTAAAGTGTAGTAAAACTTCAAAAGGTGAGTTAAAAATAAAGGAAATATTAACTAACTATAAAATTAACTTTATACACCAATATAAGTTTGATGATTGTAAATTTAAACATCCTCTTGTTTTTGATTTTTACTTACCTGAATATAATATATTAATAGAATATGACGGAAGACAACATTTTGAAATAGTTAAAGCATTTGGAGGGTTAGATGAATTTATTAATATTAAAATAAGGGATACTATAAAAAATGAGTATTGTAAAAATAATAATATAAAACTAATAAGAATACCTTACTGGGAATTTAAAAACCTAAAAAAACATTTAACTAAAATATTAAATGAAAATATCAAGATAAAATAACACCGAGGTAAGTCAAAGAAGTAAAGAACTTTGACCACCGTAACGCATAGGATTTGAAACTATGCTTTTTTTTATGAAAAAAGTATAGAATATAATAATCCCAAGAGTGTCCTCCACCTGACCATTAAGTTGAAGGTGAAAATGTATGCTAAACAGGGTATGAAAAGACATACCGATAACTTTAGTAAAATAAAGAAATGAGGGAAACCTCCTGAGCCTAAGATAAAAAGCTTAGGGATAATAACAATTTGAAAATCTATTGCCATTAATATGGCAGGTATAAAAGCTGATGCTTATACAGGCGAACTAGCTTTAAATAAAACAGCTCTTGCTCTTAAAGAAATAGCAAATATAGATGTCTACTCTGATAAGAAAAAGGGTGAGATAAAAGATATGGTTTCTATCCTTGACGAACTGTATGAACGTTGGGGAGATTTTACGGAAGAGGAACAGCTTGGACTAGCTGAAAGTATAGCGGGTAAGCAACAGTCCAAAGTTTTCCAATCTTTAATGACAAACTACAAAGATGTTTTATCTGTTAGAGAGCAATTATCTAATCAGGAACATTTTGGTAGTGCAGAAAGAGAGAATACTCAATACTTAGATAGTATCAGTGGTAAACTAAATGAGCTTAAGCAAACATGGATTTCTATATTAGATACATTTGCAAATTCAGATAGTATAAAGAGTGCATTAGATGTGCTAATATCTGTATCTGAAGGTGTGGAAACAGTTGTAAAAGCTTTGGATGATGCAGGAATATTATTACAAGCTACTTTCACAGCATTTACATCAGGTGGAAGTCTACTTAAGAATCTAGCAGGATTTGGTGAAAGTTCTTATCAAATAAGACAAGTTGGAAATTCATTACAGCTTGTTGCAACTCAAGCTAGTGCAGGAAATATACCACTAAAGCAAATGTTTAGTGGATTTACTAAGGGAACTACAGTAACTCAAAAACTTGGTAATGGATTAAAAACACTTGGTAAGTCTATGACTGCAAATTTAATACCAAGTTTTAAAGGTATGCTTTCAGCAGGATTAAAAGGCATGGCTGTGTCAGCAGTGATTACAGGTATTGGATATGCACTTGATAAAACTGTAAATAAGTATAAGAATTTAGATAAGGAGTTACAGGCTCAAGCTGATACTACAGCTTCGCAACTAGAAGGATATAAAAAGCAAAAAAGTAGTTTAGAAGCTTTAGCAGATCAGTATGATACATTAGCTAAAAAATCTAATAAAACTGCTGAGGAACTTGCAACATTTAATGAATTAAAACATCAAATTGCAGATTTATCTCCTGATTTGGTAATAGGTTATGACAGTGAGAATAATCCTATACTAAACTTAAATGGTAGCTTAGAAACATATATATCAAACTTAGATGATGCCATTACTAGACAAAGAACTTTACTAGCAGGAGATAGTATGGCAGTTGGTAAAAATGCACTTGATAGTTTAAGTAGCACTTTAAACTTTAACTTAACTCCTGATTTTAAATTAGATGATAGTGCTTTAAAAGAACAAGATGAAGCTATAGGTACTGCTAGGGAAAATTTAGTTAAAAAGCTTAATAAAATAAATGAAGGACTTAACTTCAAAAGCCTTGAAGGAGAGTTAAAAAGTTATGCTCAACAAAATGACAAATACAATGAGCAGATAGTAAAGAGCTATCAAAAAGTTCAGGAAGCTCATGCTAAGATAACTGAACAAACATCAAAAGCAAAACAAGGTATAAATGCTCAATTAATGGACACTTCTGAAATGAAGAAAGCAGGGGAAGAAGTTCAAAAACTTGGAGCAAAAATGATTTCTGCTTTTGACTGGTCAGAGGTGGATTCAAATAGAGTTGACCAAATGGTTTACAATATGTCTAAAAATCTTACTTCAGGGGAGTTTGATACAGCACTACAAAAAGTTGCGGAACTTAGACAAGAGCTTGAAGAAACTTATGATGTTGAAAAGTATGAATCACAAATAGATAAGTTCGTACCTCAAGTAGCAGATTTCTTAGGTGTATCAGAAGACATGGCTAGGTCTATGTTAAAAGTTCCTGAGATAATGAAGAGTTCAGAAGATGCTTTAGATCAGTTCCTTAGAACTATGGGTAAAACTAAAAAGTCTTTAAACTTTGATGTTGAAGCTCAAAATTTAGCGGAACAGTTCTATGCTGTTAATGATGCAATATATCAATTAGCAGATACCTCAAATCTTGTAACAATAGATAATAAAATACAATTAAATCCTGAACTTGTTTTAAACACACTAAATAATGAATCTATTCCTGAGCAAATAAGGAAATTATTAGGAGAGTTTAATAAAGACGGAGTTGTTGATGTTGGCGAAGTAGAACTTATGCTAGATGTTATGACAGCATTTAAATTAGGGGACACTCACCAGTCAAAAGAAATATTGGCACAAGTTCAAGAGGAGTTAGATAAAACATTAGGTGAAGGTGTAATAAATGTAAAAGACCTTAAATTTGATGTTAATGGAAAAGTTGAAAATGTCAATATAGATAGCAAGGAACTTGAAGAAAAATTATCTGTACTTGGTGATAAGAAAGAATTAAAAACTCTTTTCACAACTGAGGTTATAGGATTAGATAGACTAGAATATTATACAGAAATTGTAAATAAGCTTCCTGCTGATTCTGAACATACAGAGAAATTTATAGTTGATAATCAACAGGCTATATCTGAATTAAATAACTATAAAGAAGTAAAGGAATGGATAATAGCTCATCCTGAAGTTATTTCTAAATATAGATTAAATGTAGAAAAAGACCCTGAACTTAAAACTGCCTTAGAAGAATTTGAAAAGAACAACGGTAAAACAAGTGAAATTAAGGCTAAAGTAACAGAAGAAGGGGCAGATGAAACTAACCAAAAACTTGAGGAAACAAAGAATAAAGCTGATGAGCTAGATAATAAAGATATTAACTTAACAGTTAATAATGGAGAATTACAAGGCTCAGTAGAAGATTTTAATAAACTTATAGAATACTCATCTAAATTAAAAGATGGTGAATATAAGTTATCTTTTACCTCTGACACTGGTGAATCTATAAACCAAATAAATAATCTTAAAAATGCTATAAATGACCTTTCAGGTGCATTTAGTTCTTTACCTAGTGTAACAGTAAAAATTGAAACAGCACTTGCTAGTCAGAATATAACAGGATTAAGAAATAATATAGAAAGTTTTAAAACTTTAGCAGGTGGATTACAAACATTAGTATTTAAGACTGATACTGCACTTGCTAGTAAGAATGTTACAGGATTAAGAAATAATGTAGATAGTTACATTAAACAAAGAGCAGGGAAATCTTATTCTACAAGATTTAACACTGAGACAGCCTTAGCTAGTAAAAATGTTACTGGTTTAGCAAATAAGGTTTCTAGTTATGTAAGAAGCTATGGTAATAGAACTATTAAGACTACTTTTAGTGTGGTAACAAAATATTCTACACAGGGAACTCCTACAACTCAAAGCAAAGGAGCAAAAGTTACTGGAAGAGCTATTCCTACATATGTTCCTGAATCATATGAAGTGGCACAGGTAAATGCTTCTCCTTTAAGTGAGTTTGCCAATCAAGTTCAAAG